TTTTTAGTAGTATGTACAATGCTACTTATATTTATTGACGCTGGTAAACTTAACTTTAACGTAAAAGATTCTTATGTGGATCTTTTACAATTAGTATTAATAACTGTGATCGGTGCTTATTTTGGCGGACGATCATTTGAAAAAAGAAAAAAATAATGGGAATAAACTCACAACAAGTAGCCTTTGGCTTTGGGCAAATGGGTAGTGCTTATTTAGCGGATACTGACGCTTATGCTCCACCAGCAGGAAAAGTCGTAGTAGCTATAACAATATTAGACGGTGCAACAAAATTTGCTGCTTTAACTCCAGACACTTCTGGATATGCTGATGGAACTACTGGTGCCGCTGGTACTGGTATTAATGCGTATATAGGAACCACAGCTGTAGTAGCTGCTAATGGTACAAATGCAGATGCTATAGGTACTTCAACAACTTTTCAAGCTGGCATAACATTATACGGGAGATGGACAGCTGTTGATTTAGGCGCTGGTAGCGTTGTGCTGTATCTTGCTGATACTACTGTTTCATAATGTTAGGATTAGGAAACACTTTACCAGCTTCAGCAACTCCAGCAGATCTAACAACTTTAACCACTGATTTAGCTTTATGGTTAAAAAATGGACTCGCTACAGTTTCACAATGGAGTGACGCTTCAGGTAATAGTAACCACGCAACACAAGGCACTAGCGGTAATCAAGCGGCAGTGTCTGGTGGTGGTTTAGATTTTGAAGAAGATAATAGTGATCATTATGATCTAGCTAATATGATAACCGTTGCTGAAGACGGTGGTTTTGCTTGTGCTTGGGTTATGGAAACAGAGTCAGCTACTAGTAACACAATATTATCTGATACTGCTAACGAGACTATACAAGTTCAAAATAGTAGTAAAATAAGACTTTTTACTAATGACCCTGGTAATGTAACAACACAATTACACGCTGCTACTGGAACTCCATTTGGGGCTTCAAAAATGCTTATACTATTAAATAGAACAGCTGGTGGTAGTGGAGCTTTTTCAGTATATAAAAATGGCACTGAAATTACAATAGAAGCAGATTCCGGGGGAAATTCAACCAACGCAGATGCTGGTGATAACACAAACGGTTTTACTATAGATACACTTGGATCAAAAGGAGGGAGTACTAACTTTTTTGATGGAAAATTATACATGGTAGCATTTTGGACAAAATCGCTATCTGCAGTAGAAATAGCTAGCGTGAACAGCTATTTAAAAGGAGTTCACGGATTATAAATTAAAATTAACTTAAATTAAATAAAATGGCAAAAAGAAAAACACCTAAGGTGAAAGACCTTAAACCGACAAATATTACTGATGAGCAATTAAAAGCAATTCAAGAAGTAGTTTCTAATATAAATAAAATACATATGGAAACTGGTAGACTTGAGGCACAAAAACACGTTGCAATGCATACCTTGTCTGATCAGCAAAATAAATTAACTGAAATACAAACAGAGTTACAAAAAGAATATGGTACTGTAAATATCAATATTAACTCTGGTGAAATAAACTATGACGATGTCGAAACTAATAAGAAAGATTAGTATAGGCAAAGATTATAAGAACGACGCGATGCATTATGCAGTTGGTCAAGAAGTATATGGTGGACATACTATTTGTGATATAATAGAAGAAGATGATAAATTTTCTGTTTATATCAAAAAGAATAATGATGTTTTACCATGGAAAGACTTTAACAAAAACATGGCTGTATCTGTAGAGTATAATCTAGAATACTAATGAAAAGCGTTTACAACTTTGTTGTAACGCCAATAGGAGAAAGATATAATAACGTAACGAAGGTTGGAGATAAAGAATTAATACTTAATACTGAAATCTTCAACCATCAGTACGTTAATAGAAAAGCTAAGGTATTATCAACTCCTATTATTGGTGATACAAATATAGAGATAGACAGTGAGGTTATAGTTCATCATAATGTTTTTCGTAGATGGCACGACATGAAAGGCGTTGAAAGAAATAGTAAAAGTTATTTTAACGAAAAAACTTATATTGTAAATAAAGATCAAATATTTTTATATAAAAAGGCTAATCAATGGAAATCTGTAGATGGATTTTGCTGGGTTCAACCTATAAAAAATAAAGACAAATACAATATAAGTAGTGAGCAAGAAAATATTGGTGTGGTAAAATATACCGATGGGACTTTTAACGTTGATGATCTTGTTGGCTTTACACCTATATCTACATACGAATTTATTATAGAGGGGCAGCGATTATACAGGGTGTACACTAAATTTATTACAATTAAATATGAATATCAAGGAAACGAAGAAGAATATAATCCTAGCTGGGCAAAAAGCGGTTGATGAACTAATTAAGGTTGCTAAAGAACCTATTGTAGATAGCGACGATGATATATCGGCTGATAGATTAAAAAATGCTGCAGCTACTAAAAAACTAGCTATATTTGACGCATTCGAAATACTTAATAGAATTCAAGAAGAAGAAAACTTACTTGAGGGAAAAACACCTGAAAAGAAAGAGGAAAAAGTCTTTAAAGGATTCGCTGAAGGTAGATCTAAGTAATGTACGAGCAAAGTTTAGTTAAAACCATTGAGCCTGTAAAAAAGACTACAATAAGTAGGCTTAATAAGGGTAAAAAGTGGAAGTATGGATATAATAAAGAAAATGATATTATTGTTATATCTAAAACTGGTCAAATAGGAGAGATACTTGAAATTCAAAATTTAAAAATAGCCTTGCCTAAAGTGCCTAAAGAAGTATATAGTCACGAGAAAAACAAATGGGTAAAACAAGAATATCCTAAAGAATTAAGTAGGATTAAAAATATTTTTGATTGGAGAAACTATCCAGACGAAAATAAAGAACAGTGGTTTGATTATATAGACGAAGAGTTTAAAAGAAGAGAAGAAGGTTTTTGGTTTATGAATGACAACAAGCCTGTTTATATAGTAGGAACTCATTATATGTACTTACAATGGAGCAAAATTGACGTAGGTGCTCCTGATTTTAGAGAAGCAAATAGATTGTTTTTTATCTTTTGGGAAGCGTGTAAAGCTGATAAAAGATGTTATGGTATGTGTTACCTTAAAAACAGACGATCTGGATTTTCTTTTATGTCATCTGCTGAAACGGTTAATTTAGCCACTCTTGCAAGTGATAGTAGATATGGTATACTATCTAAAACAGGTGCAGACGCAAAGAAAATGTTTACTGATAAAGTAGTGCCAATTAGTATAAATTATCCATTCTTTTTTAAACCGATTCAAGATGGTATGGATCGACCTAAAACAGAATTAGCATATAGAGTACCGGCTAGTAAATTTACTAGAAAGAAAATAACGTCTAATGAGAAGTTAGAAGAATTAGAAGGATTAGACACAACAATAGACTGGAAGAATACTGGTGATAATAGTTATGATGGTGAAAAACTTAATTTATTAGTACACGATGAAAGTGGTAAGTGGGAAAGACCTGATAATATTTTAAATAACTGGAGAGTTACAAAAACATGTTTACGATTAGGTAGTAGAATTATTGGTAAATGTATGATGGGCTCAACATCAAACGCATTAGATAAAGGTGGAGACAATTTTAAAAAACTATACAACGCATCAGATGTCACTAAAAGAAATAGAAATGGTCAGACAAAGTCTGGTCTATACTCTTTGTTTATCCCAATGGAATGGAACTACGAAGGATTTATTGATGAGCACGGAGTTCCAGTATTTAATACGCCTGACACAGACGTATTCGCCCCAGATGGCGAGTTAATAGATGTTGGTGTAGTTGATAATTGGCAAAATGAAGCTGATGGATTAAAAGACGATCAAGACGCTTTAAATGAGTTTTACCGTCAATTTCCAAGAACCGAAGAGCATGCGTTTAGAGATGAAACAAAAAATAGTATATTTAACTTAGTAAAAATATACGAGCAGATAGATTATAACGAGGAAATGTCTAGAACCTTAGGAATTACAAGAGGTAACTTTCAATGGGTTAATGGTGTTAAAGATTCTACTGTTATATTTTATCCAGATCCAAAAGGTAGATTTAAAGTTAGTTGGGTACCTAAATCTGGACTACAAAATAGAGTGGTACTTAAAAATGGTATAAAACATCCTGGTAATGAACACATGGGAGCATTTGGTTGTGACTCTTATGATATATCAGGAACCGTAGATGGTATAGGTTCTA